GGATGTGCTCCTCGCCCAGTCCCCGCAGCCGTACTGTGCGTTCGCGGTCGGGGAGGATGTCGTGCAGCGCGTCGGCCTGTTCGACGAGGCGTTCCACCCGGCCTACTTCGAGGACAACGATTACGAGCTGCGGTGCGCGATCGAGGGCGTGAAGGTGCGCCGGTCAACGATCCCGATCATTCATCACAACTCGTCGACGATCGGATACTTCGGGGAGATCAACAACCGCACCTATGCGAGCAACGCTGAGTACATGAACGGGAAGCGGTCGCAGCCGGGGCCGGGCGGCTGGAGTCTGGAACGACGGAGGGCGAACTCGTGGGATTGATGGCTGGGCAGTACACGGACTTCAAACGTCGGCACGCGGGGTCAACGATCTACGTCGTCGGGTCGGGTGCGACCCTCAACCATCTGCCGGCCGGGTTCCTCGACGACAAGATCGTCGTGTGCATCAACCGGACGGGGGAGGCGCTCGGCCTCGACCAGTTCTACAGCGTCACCCACTACCACCTTGACGCGCACATTCTCGCGGACGCTCGGCCGGATCTTCCGGTGATCGTCCCGATGGTGGAGCAGGGCATCGGCTACCCGGCGAAGACACGACCCGACCAGGCGAACGTGTTCTTCGTGGAGACGAATCCGCAAATGTACTCGTCGTTTGACACCGCGGAGCATTGGCCGACGCATGACGATCACCTCGTCTGCGGGCCGACGTCGCTTCATATGGGGATGCATTTCGCGGCGTACCTCGGGGCGAAGTTCATCATCCTCGTCGGCGCGGACTGCGGCACCCTCGACGATCGGGATGCGGTCGACGGGTACGCGCCAGGCGACCCGAAGCCCCTCGCAGTGTGGGAAGAGCAGTTGCCGAAGGTCGCGAAGAAGTTGCGCTCGATGGGTGTCGGTGTCGTCTCGTTGAATCCGTTCGTGAATCTCGCCCTCGAAGGGCATCGGTTCCGGGGACCGACGGTAACGATTAACGGCTAATTGTTCGGTATGATCACCGTGGAGGAACAATGGCGACATACGCGACGCTAGCGCAGGTTAAGGCCGCTCTGCGGATCACCGACACCGTGGACGACACACTGCTGGAGATGGCGCGTACAGCGGCCTCAGGTTTGATCGACGGATATACGGGGCGGACGTTCACCACGTCGGGGACGGTCACGAGGGTGTTCGCCCCGGCCGACGACTACGTCCTCCAGACGGATGACATCGCGGGCACGGCCGTCACGATCACGTCCTCGACGGGCGCGGATGGCGTGTTCGATGTGACATGGAAGACCACCGACTACCAGTTGGAGCCGCTGAATGGTGTCAGCAACGGGCAGGCGGTGCCATTCACCCGTATCCGGGCCATTCAGGATTACTTGTGGCCGACGGCCGGCGGCGAGGCAACGGTGCGGGTCCGTGGCGTGTTCGGGTTCCCGTCGATCCCGACCGTCATCATCCAGGCGACCGTCCTCCAGTCGTCGCGGATTTTCACCCGGTTGCAGTCGCCGCTCGGTGTCGCAGGATTCGGAGAGATGGGTGTCGTGCGTGTCACGCGGGCACTCGACCCCGACGTCGCTGCACTGGTCGAGCCGTACCGGCGGATCGTCGGTGTCGCATGACCGTGACGGTGGGGGCGTTGCGGGCTGGGCTGGCGACGAATCTCGCGACGATAACGGGCCTGCGGGCGAGCGCGATCCAGCCCGATTCACCGATACCACCGCAGGCGATCATCTTCCCCACGTCGATCACCTTCGACCGCACGTTCAAGCGCGGCCTCGACGAGTACGCCTTCACGATCACGCTGATCTCGTCGCGGGCGGATGCCAGGAATGGCCAAGCGATCATGGACGGGTTCTGTGCACCGACCGGGGCCGGGTCGATTAAGACGGCTATCGAGTTCGATCGGACGCTCGGCGGGGTCGCGCAATCGCTGCGCGTCACGGAGTTGTCAGCCTACGGATCGACCAGTATTGGGGATACGATCTACCTTACTGCGGATTTCACGGTCATCGTCTACGCATAGAAGGAGAGCACGGAATGCCAAAGTTTGTCGCAACCGACTACAAAGTGAGCATCAACGGGACAGACTTCAGTCAGTCCATTGCTCAGGTGAATCTTGAGATCTCATCCGATGACGTCGAGACCACGGCGTTCGGTGGCACATTCCGCACCCGTATCGGCGGGTTGAAGGATGGCACGCTCCAGCTTGACTTCATGCAGGATTTCGGTTCGGCCTCCGTCGATGCGGTCCTGTTCCCGCTGATCAACTCGCTGGCGACCGTAGTCATGGTTCCGACGTCGGGCACCGTGTCAGCGACCAACCCGTCCTACACGGCGCTTTGCCTCGTCAATCAGTACACGCCGTTCGCGTCCTCGGTTGGGGATCTCGCGACGCTGTCCGTGTCGTGGCCGACGTCCGGGACCGTCACTCGCGGCACCGTTTAGTAAAGGGGATCACCTGCGATGATCAAGCGAATCCCTCTAAAAGTGGAGTATGTGGACGGCACGGTCGAGCGTGCGCTGTGCACTGGCGCGGACTCGATCACGTTCGAGCGAACGTACGACTTGGGCATGGATCAGGTCGGAAAGCGGCTTGAGTATGTCTGGTTTCTGGCGTGGGCGGCGCTCACTCGAATGGGCAAAGTGACGCGCACGTTCGAGGAGTGGCTGCCGACGGTTGAGGGTGTCGGCGACGATGAGGAAGCGGAGGGGCAAATGGAGATCCGCCCTTTGGAGAAGGAAGCACCCACTTCACCCTCGTCCACCTTGCTTACGAGTTCGGACTTCCTCCTTCAGTAATCTTGCAGGAGTCGGATCGGATGCAGATCACGATGTTGCGTTACCTGCGGTGGCGTCATACCCAGCACGGCGACGGACGGAGGCGCTCGAAGTGATGAAGGTCCGGGTCACGGGTGAGCAGCGTGCCGTAGCAGTCCTGAAAGCATTCGATCGCGATAACTTCAAGGTGATTGATAAGGGCTTGAAGGAGGCGGGTGAGGTGCTGCGCGATGAGGTGCGGGCGAAGACCCCGACGTCGGCTCCCCTGTCAAACTGGGAAGCGTGGACGGCGACAAGGGTCAGCCGTAAGGGCGTGGCCTCGACCCGTGACCTGTCCTACAACGCGACGAAGGTCCGCACTGGCATCAAAGTAACAACGAAGCAGGGTAAGAAGGTGTCAACGGGTGGGAAGTTCCAGGTAGCGGTCGCAACAACGTCGGCGGCTGGCGCGATGTATGCGCTCGCCGGGTCCGTGCGGAAACGGTACAAGCGGGAGCCGTCGTATCGTGGCCGATCATTCGTCGACAACATCAATAACAAGTCGGGCCGGAAGTATGCGCGTGGAATGAATGAGGCGATGAAGAACAGGCCAGTCGTCGCGAAGGCGCAGGAGAAGGTCGCCGCAGTGATCCGCGAGGCGGAACGTAAAGCGAACAGAATCTTGGGGAGTCGCCGCTAATGGCTATTGAGATCCTGATCACTGGCGACTACCGGGACCGTGACATCAAGCGGGCCTACCATGACATCGGGCTGCTGGAGAAGCAGTCGTCAATGACTGGCGCGGCATTCTCGAAGATGTCGGCGATCGGTGTCGGGATGGGTGCGGCGGTCGGTGCCGCTGCGATTCAGGCGGCAGCTGCGGGCGCACAAATGGCACTGGAGTTTGGTGTCAACGGGGTGAAGGCGTTCATCGCTGACGATGCGGCCGCTAAGAGGCTCGCGCAGACGCTGTCGAATCTTGGGCTGGAGGGTGCGACCGCTGCGGTCGAAGCCAACATCGACGCGCTACAACGGGCCTCCGGTGTGGCCGACGACGTTCTTCGTCCAGCGTTCGGTCGGTTGGTGACGAGTACAGGCAACGTTGCGGAAGCGAATAAGCTCCTCGCTTTGGCCGTCGACATCAGTGCGGGCACCGGCCGAGATTTGAACCAGGTCGTGATGGCGCTCGCACGCGCAGCGGATGGCTCGACGGCCGGGCTGTCACGGCTTGGCACCGGCCTCGACAAGGCGACCCTCGCGACCGGCGACATGGATGTGATCACGAAGCAGCTCGCGGACACGTTCGGCGGGCAGGCAGCGGTCAAGGCCGCAACGTTCCAAGGGCAAATCGACCGCGTAGCGATTGCATTCGGGGAACTCCAGGAGTCCTTCGGTCGCGGGTTCATGGCCGGTGTCGTGTCGGGGTTCGAGGGCGGCCGTGACGCCGGTGATCAACTCGCTGACACGATCAAGACGCTGGAGCCTACGTTCTACGAGCTGGGTGTTCAGATCGGCGGGGTCGTTCAGTACATTCCGCAATTCGTTTCGGGGCTGAAGGTCGTCATTAACGGGATGACAGTCATTCGTGAATCCACGTATCTCGCGGTCAAGGGACTGATCGCAGTGGGCCAGGCGATGAATCGTGACTTCGCTGGCGCGGCGAAGACGCTCACCGATGGTGTCGACCGGGTGAAGTTGTCGTTCGGTGCGATGCTGGAGGCGGGTGCGAATGTCGCCGGTTTGACGTTCAATCCGCTGCGGAAGTCGATGTTTGAGACGGAACATCAAGTTTACAAGACAGCGACCGCATTGGGCGGCGGTGGCGGTGGTGGCGATGACAAGAGTCTCGCGGGTGGTGCATCCTCAGCGGCCGACAAGACGGTCATCCTCACCGACAAGCAGAAGAACCTCGCCCTCACGATGGCCGGCACTCAGGTCGCGGTCAAGCAAGTCACGGACGAGATCGCGGCGCTCACGAAGGTATCGGACGACTACGCGGCGTCGACAACTGAGGCGATCCAAGGCACCGTCAGCCTGTCGACGGCATTCAGCGACGCGCTCAAGGCGAGTGAGGCGGGCACGCTCGCTGCGGGTCAGACTGTCGCGGGTGCGACGATCGCGAACCTGACGGCGCAGATCGAGGCGACGAAAGCGTTTGAGGCATCCCTGAAGGCTATTTACGCGGCCGGTGGATCACTCGCACTGATCGAGCAGCTGCGGAAGACGGCACTGGAGCAGGGAATGCCAGCGGGCACGCTCCTCGCGACCGAGGTGTTGACGGGCGGGTTCGTTCCAGCGTTGACGGCGCAACTTAAGGACTTCGACGT